ATTGCTACTAAACAAGAAGTAGCAAAAAACTTGGTAACAAAGGTTCGTGTAATGCACGCTAATCTACCAAGTTGGTTAAAACAAAAATGTGTTGAGGATAATAAATTAAGTTTGAGATACAAAAATGGTTCTCAAATAAAAGCTGTTGCTAGTGGAGAAGAAGCTGGTCGTTCAGAAGCTTTATCTTTACTGATACTTGATGAGGCAGCTTTCATTGATAGGATTGATGGTATATGGGCGGCAGCGTCACAGACACTATCAACTGGTGGACAATGTATTGCACTTTCCACACCAAATGGTGTTGGAAATTGGTTTCATAGAACTTGGATGGATGCAGAAGACCATTTGAATGATTTTAATTTTATTAAACTTCATTGGACTGTACATCCTGATAGAGAACAAGAGTGGAGAGATGAACAAAACTCTTTATTAGGGCCTTCGTTAGCGGCTCAAGAGTGTGATTGTGACTTTATCACTTCTGGTCAATCGGTAGTTGATGGTGTAATTTTAGAAGAGTATAGAAATACACAAGTTAAAGAACCAATAGAGAAACGTGGTATAGATTCAAATATTTGGGTATGGGAGCCACCAAATTATACAAAAGATTATATAGTATGTGCTGACGTTAGCAGAGGAGACGCTACAGACTATTCTGCTTTTCATGTGTTAGATGTAGAAAGTTTAGAACAAGTAGCTGAATATAAAGGTAGGATATCTACAAGAGATTATGGTAATCTTTTAGTTAATATATCTACTGAATATAATAATGCATTACTTGTTGTTGAGAATAACAACATTGGTTGGGCTACAATCCAACAAGTGATTGATAGGGAATATGAAAACCTATTTTATATGAGTAAAGATTTACAGGTAGTTGATGTACACAGACAAATTAATAATAAAATTAATAAAACTGAACAACAACTTATACCAGGATTTACATTAACTTCTAAGACAAGACCATTAGTTGTGTCTAAGTTAGAAGAATTTTTTAGAGAAAAATTAGTAACAGTTCATTCACAAAGATTAATAGATGAATTGTTCGTATTTATATATAATGGTAGTAGGGCAGAAGCGATGAGTGGATATAATGATGACTTGGTAATGTCTTTTGCTATGGGATTATGGATACGAGAAACAGCTCTTAGATTGAGAGCTGAAGGAATATCATTACAGAAAAAAGCAATGAATAGTATAACATCAAATCAAGGTGTTTATACACCAAAAAATAACCAAAATGAGTCTTGGACTATGAATACAGGTAAAGAACAAGAATCATTGGATTGGTTACTTAATTAAAGAGGTATAAAATGGCTGATACAAGCTTATTTAGTAGACTACAAAGATTATTTAGTACAAATGTAATTGTACGCAATGTCGGAGGTAAACGATTAAAAGTTGCCGATACAAGTCGTACGCAATCAATATCAAAAAACAACCTTGTTGACAGATATCAAAAAATATTTACTGGTGCAGGGCTAAGTGGGTATTCAGATGCGTTGTTATCAAAATCAATGAGACTAAATCTATTTAAAGATTATGAGTCTATGGATACTGATGCTATACTTTCATCAGCACTTGACATATATGCTGATGAATCTACTATGAAATCAGAGTATGGTGATGTTTTAGAAATAAAAACTGATAATAGTCAAGTTAAAGAAATATTACACAACCTATTTTACGATATACTAAACATAGAATTTAATTTATGGCCGTGGGTTCGTAATATGTGTAAGTATGGTGATTTCTTTTTAAAATTAGAAATTGATGAAAAATATGGTATTACTAATGTAGTCCCACTTTCAGTTTATGATGTTTCAAGAATGGAAGGATTAGATCCTGAGAATCCAGAGTATGTTAAATTTTTAATTGAAGCAGCTACATCTGAACATAGATATAAATCTGAAACATCCGCTACAAGAGAAGAATTAGAAAACTATGAAGTAGCTCACTTCAGATTACTTTCTGATTCTAATTATCTTCCTTATGGTAAATCACAAATTGAAGGTGCTCGTAAGATTTATAAACAATTAACTCTTATGGAAGACGCTATGTTAATACATCGTATTATGAGAGCACCAGAAAAGAGAATATTTAAATTAGACATTGGTAATATCCCACCATCTGAAGTTGACAACTATATGCAACAAGTTATTAATAAGATGAAAAAAGCACCAGTAGTTGATGAAGCTACAGGTGATTATAACTTAAAATATAATATGCAAAATATAACTGAAGATTTTTTCTTACCCGTTAGAGGTGGTGATAGTGGAACTGGTATAGACTCACTTCCAGGTTTAACCTATGAAGCTACAGAAGATATTGAATATTTAAAAAATAAATTATTATCTGCTTTAAGAATACCTAAAGCATTTTTAGGTTTTGATGAAAGCGTTGGTTCAAAAGCAACTTTAGCTGCTGAAGATGTTAGATTTGCAAGAACCATTGAACGTATACAAAGAATTACAATATCAGAGTTAACTAAGATTGCGATTGTTCACTTATATTCACAGGGGTATACGGATGCAGATTTAGTTGATTTTGAATTGGATTTAACAAATCCATCTACAATCTACGAACAAGAAAAGATTGAGTTGTGGAATAATAAAACAACTTTAGCTAAAGAAATGATATCAGACGGATTAGTTTCTTCAGAGTGGATTTATAAAAATATATTTAAATTTACAGAAGATGAGATTAAACACGAAGATGAACAAATTGTATTTGACTATAAAAACAAATTCAGACGTTCTCAGATAGAAAATGAAGGTACTGACCCAGCTAAAACTGGAGAAGCTCAAGGAACACCATCAGATATGGCAGCTGGTAGAACAGGTCACGAATTAGATGATAAAGGTGGAGCACCAGAAGGTGGTTTTGAGGGAGCTGGTAGACCAAAAGAAGTGCCACATCACGGTAAAGATGGTAGTGCTAGAGGTAGAGACCCACTTGGAGCTCACGATATGAAAAAAGGTGGAAGTGGTGCCCCTAAATATGGTAAGGCATTAGCTCTATCACACTACGATAAATTGAAAAAATCAATGAAATTTGGTAAAACTGATACAAAAATTATAACTGAAACATCTGAACTTGAAGAAGAGTACCACAACGAGGTAACTTCTTTAACTAAAGATACATCAAATGACTAATTATTGTTTAACTTTATATTTATTTATGAGTAAATATAATTAAATATTGGAGTATTTTGTAATGACTCGGAAATTAAAGCATTCTAAAATAAAGAATACGAGTATTCTTTTTGAATTATTAACAAGACAGATAACAGCAGATGTATTAGCAGGAAAAAGCACAAAATCAGTTAAAATTGTAAAAAAATATTTTAACGAAGATACAGAATTGGGTAAAGAACTCCAATTGTATCGCCTATTATCAGAAAAACACTATGAATCTGAGAGTAGAGCTAATGATTTAATGAATATCGTCTTAAAATCAAGGCATAAGTTGAGTAATTCAAAGTTACGTAACGAAAAATATAATTTAATTAAAGAAATAAAAGAAAATTATAACTCTGAAGACTTTTTCAATGGTCGTATTTCAAATTTTAAACTTTTAGCTTCTATTTACAACACATTTCAAGCAGAAACTATAGATGAAAACTTTAACCCAGAACAAACTGTTAATGCTAAGTTTACTGTATTAGAACATATTACAAGTAAAAAGATTAGTTCTAACGAAATTAAAACTCAAGTATTAAAAGAATATAATAAATCAGATAAAGATTTAAGATTGCTTGCATATCAAATACTTGTTGATAAATTTAATACAAAATATAAAACACTTAATGAATCACAAAAAAGTTTACTTAAACATTATATTAATAATGTAAGTAACACAAATTCTTTAAGAGAGTATGTTGATGTTGAATCATCTAAAATTAAAAAAGAATTAAAAAAACATTTACCAAATGTTAATGATACCATTACTAAAATAAAATTAACAGAAGCTGTTAATCAAATGGATAATATGACAAAGGGTAAGATAGTTAACGAAAAACAAGTTCTAACACTAATGAGATATTATGAATTAGTTAAGGAGATAAAAAATGTCCACACCTCTTAAAAAATTAGAAGCTTTAGTAAGAGAGTTAATTAAAAAAGAAATAGAAGAAGCCTCGGTTACTGGCAATCTTGATGGTGGTGAAGGGCCTCCACAAACACCGTATGCATTTAAGAAAAAGAAAAAAGATGACGATGATGATTCTGTAACTGAAGCAAAATTTCACGTAAAAACTGAGATGGGTAGTGTTATAGTTGATGCTGGTTCTAAGGGTGAAGCTCTGATGAAAGTAGCTAAAGCACTTAAAGGTGGTCGTAAGGGAATCGTAAGTGTAAACAGAGTCGGTGCTTCTAAAGCAAAACAAGTTGATAAGAAACTTGAATCTGTAACTGAAGGTAAATACCACGATTACAGAAATGACGAGTCTCTAACTCCAAAACAAAAAATTGGTATGTCAATGAGAGAAGTTCGAGACAAGTTAAATGAATTAGATAAAATTGTTAAAATGAATGTGAGATTTAAAAACGAAGTAGGGGTTGATTCTACATCCTATTGGAAAAATACTCACAATGCAATGAAAAAAATTAGTGAAAGATTAGTAAAACTAGCAAATAAAGTCGGTCAACTTTACTAATCTTACAATGAACCCATCTTGGAATAAAGATGGACTTAACTTTTTAGGTAGATTGTTAAGTCTATCTAACTTAAAACGCCGTTGGCTTATAGAAGAGACCAAAGTAAAAGGTGAAGAGCCAAATAAAATAGAAACGATAAATTTTATTAATCGGTGGATTAAAAGATTAGAAAATTTAAAGAACGAAATAATTAAAACACGGAGTTAAATGTGAAGAACTTAATAGTAGATTACTTACCATTTGAAATAAAACCAGAACATATTACTGAATCTATCAAAGAAAATGATGGAAAACTAATTGTTCGTGGTGTCTTACAACGAGCTGAAGCTAAAAATCAAAATGGTAGAGTATATCCACGTGAGATTTTACAACGTGAAGCTAAAAAGTATGAAAAAGAATTTATATCAGAACGTAGAGCTATGGGAGAACTTGACCATCCAGAGAGTTCAGTAGTTAATCTACAAAATGTATCCCATAATATTAGAGATATGCATTGGGAAGGTGATAACCTCTTAGGTGAAGTTGAAGTATTAGGTACACCAAGTGGTAATATATTAAAAGAATTATTTAAAGCGGGTATTAAGTTAGGTATCTCTTCAAGAGGTATGGGTTCAGTAGAGACTGTTAGTGAAGCTAATGGTGACCAAGTAACCCAAGTTCAACCAGATTTTGAACTTATAGCTTTTGATTTCGTATCAAATCCATCTACACACGGTGCTTTTATGCACCCAGCTGGTGTAAATGAATCTGTAGATAAAAATCAACCAATGGGTAGAGCCTGTGGTGATTATTGTAAGGTAGAATCAATAATTAACGATATTATGAGGGGTTAATGATGGCTAATTATAAAAATATGATGGATAAATGGAAAGATTGGAGACTTTCTGATGATACAAAGCTAGATTTATTTGAAGATAAAATTAAGATGGGGTTTGCTGGATTTGATTCTTATTTTAAAAATATAGAAAGAAACATTGAAGGTGTTAAACGAACATTTAAGATGTTAAT